CCTTTTTTACCACTATCTCCACCAGCTGCATCTACTAGAACATATTCCATTTCTTTTGCAGCATCAGTAGAACTCTCATAGAGTTTCTGAATCTTATTGATATGAGGAATATAGGACTCATTACGTGGCCGTAACTGCTTTACGTATCTCTGTAGTGACATTCAACATCTCCATTTATATACTATAATGTACTATTATTTATAATAACAACAAGTTAAGACGTTAAACCTTTTTTACAGTAAAGTCAATTCCCAATCTCTTCTTATCTGTCATTATTTTAGACGCATGGTGTGTGATACGTGGATCAAATACTATGAACGTACATGGTACGCATGGTATTGCCACATCTCCATGCTGGAATAGACCACCATCTTGTGACCCCCAATCACTATTGATCACACCGAATATCTTGATATAATCAGTCTCATTTATATGATCTGTGTGTGGATTGTCTAACCTGTGTCGATCTTTGAGTCCGATACCACAATATGACACATCAGGAACAAATAAGTCCTGTCTCTTGGCATACAACTGTATCAGTAGTCCCATTGCAAGTCCAGCGAGAAGAGGTTGTTTAACCTCATTCTCTATGATATCCATCTTGAGATGTTTATCAGGACTATTGTTTGGATACCTCATATGCCATGTATCAGCCTGCATTGCATGATGTTTCAGAGTATCAAGATAGAATGGTGAACACCCGTTCTCAATCACTTCCAACATCTTCGGACTCCTCTCCTTCGATTTCATAAGAACCATACTTGAACTCTTTATCTGCGGCAACATCCAACTGTTTCATGATATCCTCAGTAAAGTAAGTATCAGGATCACTCAGTATCGCTTTACCAAAATGTTTACTTCCATCAGGTAGTTCATAACGTGTTGATACCTTCTTGAAGATATTATATTTCTCAGCAAGTTCTAGTAGACCATAGTAACGATCTAAACCCTTATCATATGTAAGTCGTACATCAACCATCTTATTTTCTATGGTCAATCGTGACTTATGGTTCTTACAGTGAATGATGTTACCGATAACCTCAGTACCATCCTTCTCCTTCTTCTTGGAGAGATATATGATAGAAGATGCGGCATACTTCAATCCAGAACCTCCACCCATCTCTTTAGTAGAGAATAGACCCATACTCTCGTATGTGTGATTAGTGACAACCATAGGAACCTTTGCCCGACCTAGTTTCAGTGTGAGAACACGAAACGCAGCCTTGAGAACCTGTGCCCGTGTCATATCACGTGTTTCTTTACCATCAGTTGTGTCCTCTATTTCTTTCGTAGTGGACAACATACCTAGAGAATCAAGACATAGGAACAGAGGTTTACGATCTGATTCATCCTGTGCAAGATAGGTGTCTAATACCTGTATTGCCTGATGTCGAAACTCTTGAACTGTAGTCACAGGCCATACAGATAATCTTTCTGCATCAATACCACGTTCTACTATCATACTTTTGGTAATCGCACTCTCTGATTCAAAATATACAACATCTGCATCTGGGTCTTTATCTAAAAAGTTCTTTACGATACCCATTAGAAAGTATGTCTTACCTGTTGCAGATTCACCAGCAAGTGCAGTTATCTTATTAGACGGTAATCCACCATTCACAGACCCACTTAGTAGCGAGTTTAAAATATACGAACCAGTGTCTATGAAACTACTCACATCCCCTGCCTCTACACCATCACTAGCGAGTGCCGCATATTCGTTACCCACTTCTTTTATTACATTCTTTAAAAAATCACTCATTATATCTCCTTTAAGTTGATTTCCAACTAACAAGTTTATCATTCAATTTTTGTGTAAATTCACCTTCTACACTATCTTGAACAAATAAACAAACTTGTTTTACATCCATTTCACCTGTACATTGAGGAACACCACCATATACTGTTAGATTACTAGGTACAATAGGTTTATTATCAAAATACACATCTGAAAATGCGTCTAGTTGTGCGTACCAATCTACCCAAAATTTTGTTAATCTGGAAGTGAACTGTTCAATTCCACCTGTTACAATTCCACAATGAACCATAAGTCGTATTTCTTCTTTAGGATACTTCTTTGCAAGTTTTACGCAATCAACTTGACCCTTACTGATCATATCATATGATTTTATAATATACCTAAGTTTGCCTGGAATGTCTATGTAATTTGTACCTTCTTTCCATTCAGAGGATTTTTCTGAAGTCATTGGTAGAACTGGGCCATCTCCAGTATCATTCAAAATAACCATTGCAAGACCAGAGGCACGAGTCTTACCAATACCTACTGCATTACATTGTGGAGTAATCCTAGCTAGGATTTCGTTATAATCTGCATTAATCCATTTATTATTTACAGCCCTAACACCTTCTTCAACAATATCATAATCTTTTGCTTCTACTTCTGGTAGAGACTTAGGATTAAAAATATTACCTAATTGAGAAAGTTCATTTAGAATTTCATCTTCTGTAAATCCTTCTTTCGCACGATAAACTGCAACCAATCTATTTGAGAAGTTATATTTTTCATACCTTCCATCCCTAGTTTGACCTGTAATATAGATGTAATCTGTGCCAGGGAGTCTTTCAAAAACTGCACCAGGCGGTACACCCAAAAGAGAACCTTTATTATTTAAAGAATTGTCTAAATCCTTTGTTGCTTTTTCAGTAACACCGCCACCCTTTCTTGCTTTCTGCCATGTAACAGATGTTCCAGATGGTTGTTTTGTATCCATCTTAATCTTTGTAGCAGGAATGACTCGAAATCCAACAAACTCAACAGTTTTAAATCGTGAGTTGTCGTACTTCTCTGGATAGGCCTGTAAACTAATTAGACCTTCCATTATTTCTTGGTGTTCTTCAGTGAATGAATTTATTATTGTTTTATCTACGGATGCAGATGTATCGAATTTATAAGTTATCATAGACATATTATGTCCCTTTCGTTTTATAATAGTGTTTTACCACTTCTAATTAAGAGTTTTACCTCTTGTTACTATATATAACAATACAACATTAATAAAGATTAGTCAAGTCACTTTCAATTCTTTTCTTACATAAATTGTAATGTTCTTCGTCTATCTCACTTCCAAGATAATTCCTATTAATTTCTAATGCTGAGATTGCAGTAGTACCACTTCCTATAAATGGATCATATACTACATCATTTTCTTTTGTATGATTCTCTATCATCATTCGACAAACTAGTGAGCTCATACCAAACTTAAAACCTTCTACTATAGTTGACCTTTCATCTAGTATTACATCTACCATATGTGGGTTCTTAACTTTAAATGGCCTCTTTGCAAATGTCAGTATGTGCATATAGTTCATACGAAACATATTAACCTTAAATGATTTAACCCAAATGTTAGTCTTCTTTAGAAACCACCCATTCTTCTCAAATACATTAATTACCTTTATGTGTTTTGGATAGATTTTACCATCAGACTTTCTATCAGTTGTACATACTGTAACTAGATTATTGATAGGGTTTAATAGTGAAATCCAACTATCAAGAAAATCTTCCCACTCATTTGTCTTTGGATCAATACCTAATTCTGCATAGTCAGGTGGACTAGTAAGCACATAGTTATACTTATCCTCCCTCTTTAATGTATCTATGCAACTCTCTAGGTATATCATACAAAGAACTCATCTAATGTTGCAGTTTTTGTGTGTTTAAATATATCTCTGGTTTTGTTTTTACTGAAACACCACACGTTTTCAATAAAAACTTTATCCATAAATTTTGTCATCGCTTCTTTGTCAAAGTTACCATCTTTATCTTTAAATACAGACTTACCTTGACTGCGTTGCTGAATACGCATCCCAACTTGTCCTAGAAAGTTATCCTTTAACATACTTACAAGTTCATCGCCAGAACGGTAACGTACTTTTTTAATCTGTGGATCAAGTATATTAACCATTAATACACCATCATCACTTAATGAGTCAAAACTATTCTGTGCAACTGGAAGGTAAAATTCATCTCTCCATGCATTATACTCATTGAACTTGGCCCAAGACTGTAGTTCTTCCTTTTCTCCACCTTCATTATATCTCTCTGTCGAAAAGTAGGGTGGGGAAGTAAATGCACAGTCCACGTTTTCAATCTCATTCCAAGGTAAGTCTTCTGCACCACAGTTATACATTCTAACAGTTTTCTTACCACCAGTAAGTTTATCATAAAACGCAATCATCTCTTTATATTTTGCAAATGTATTTGGATTAGGATCACACCCTATATATGTTGTTGCATTAGAGGCAAAGAACCCTGTTAGTCTGTCACCCCATCCCATAGAAGTATCAAGTACAGTCTTTGCATCAGTCATGTCATAGATTGCCTTTGCAACCGTAGGTTTAAATTGTGTTGCGATATAAGTTCCAAGTCTAAATGCACCCAAGTAAGTTATATGATTTAACTCACAAGTGTCGTTGATACCTCTCCACATAGGGCCGAATACACCCCAAATATTATCACCCTCATTCCATCTCTGAACTGGAGATTTAAAACCGTAAGAACCACAGGCAAGTCTTAGAGGATTCATGAAAGAGTCACTGATAGAATTAAATATGGGTGGAGCATCAATAACACCTAGTCCATGTTTACTATAAGGATACTTGTAATCATCATACTTTTCTAATACATCTTCTTTGTCACGTTTAGATATCCACTTTGTCCAATCATATGTTACAAGACCTTGAAACTTTTTAATTACATTTTCTTTAGGCCAGGTCTTAAATGGAAAGTCTGGTTTCTCTCTTGTGATATAGTTTGCGAGAGTTCTTCGAAAAACCATTCTACCATACTTATCAGTTGTTCTCACAAAATTAATATCATCTAGAGTAGGTCTTCCACCTTCATCTAGATTTTCAGATAAGTATTGATAGAGCTCTTCATTGTGTGAATCACCACAATGAAATGGATGTATAAATGGTAACTCTATTCTTTCGGGTAATAATTTCTTCAACTGAAAAAGTCCTCCAATGTTCCTTGTGTTCCATAACTATCGTCAATCAACCAATCAATTTTCTCTGTGATAAACCGTATCGGTTCAACGAAGGATTTTGTAAATTGTGTTTCAAAGTCTACTATGTCCATAATGTCAAGTTCCTTTGGAAAAGAAGTTATAAAAGAAAATGCAGATGACTGATAGATGTTGGGTTGCTTCATGTTCACGAATCGCACCTTGTCTCCTTCATTTATGAAGGGGAATTTACCAGACAGTTTATTCTTCTTAATCAAAAAATTATATAATATCGCTCCCTTGACAGCTATGGGAGCGCCCTTGGCATATAGACTAGACTCTCCAGTGTATTTCTTTATACCATTACAACTACGTGGAAAGGAAATCTCTTCTGGTGATAACGTCATGAACTCCTCACGAAATTCTTGTATGAAATTGTTTAACTGTTTCTCATCACCGTTGATAATTATCTTGAGTGCTTCCTTAATCTTGTCTCTACATGGTGCTGGTGTACTTGATTTGACCGCCTCAATACCCATGATCTTCAAC